ATCCAAGGCAAGCAACTCCTGAGCTCCCACTCGTTTAGTATGTGCATTGGCTTGGTACGGTCTGTTCTGTTTCGCCCTACAAGGACTTCATATGCTTTTTTATCTTTTGCTGATGGGAAAAAATTATCGCTGGTCGCAAGTGGCTTAAATCCTTTGGCCTCGCAGAAGTCCAGAGCTTTGCGGGTGCTCATTGGATTCATCTCAATATAAAGATCGTCTTTTCTGGTCAAAGGAAGCATTCCCCATTCGGGGTGAGTGCCGCTGGTTATTATTACATTATCAGAGACATCAAAAAGATCAGAGTATCCCAGCCTGTTAAAGTAGTAGAAGTTTTCTTTGCTGGTGCTTCTTGTGACGAGTTCATAAATCTCTTTGAGACCTGTGTTGTTTTTGGCAATAAAACACATTCCATTTGCGGGTTGTTTTTCACGTGCCATTGGATCCCCAACGACTGGAATTTCAACTCCGAGCAAAGGCTTTTTTCCTGCGGCTCGGCATGCGTTGTTGAAGGCGACATGACCCCAAGTACCAGAATCAGCAATGCCAATAGTATCACCCTCACAAGCCTCAATGACTTTCGATAATGGTCCATAGGCTTTACGGAATGAATATTCAGTTCTTGCTCTAACATTAATCATTTTCCTTTCTCACTTTCAATAATAATTTTAATATGTCGTTCCTCATCTGAAAATGAGAGAACTGATCCAAAGGACTTACGATGTGATTGTTTTGCCAATCTTGAATAATGCGGCTCACCTCTGCATTGATTTGTTCTTTCGTCATTAAACATGGCCTTCACTTCTGTCTTTGGAATAATATTATAAAATAAAGAAGTTTTCTTGGTTTTAGATTAACATCATTGATTATTGAAAAACCATAATCTTTAAAATTTTTAATGCACATATTGAAAGAATCAAGCCTTCCTTGTGACACAAATGGTTGGTGAAATTCAACAGAGACATACTCAAGACAATCATTAAATTCAGCTGAATTTAATATTTCATACTCGCAACCCTCTATGTCAATTTTTATTACTCTTGGTGAGTGTTCTTTCATAATTGAATTAAAGCAGACTGATTTTACTGTTTTGTAATATCCATCTTTTCTCCCAGAATAAAATTTTTTGTCCCTAACAGTTACACCTGTTGAATTTTCTGGGGTTGATGCAAAAAGAACATCATCGCTATTTTTCCAAACAGCTTTATTATTTATAAAAACATTTTTTAAGTTAGCTAGTCTTGCAACAGAAACTTCGTATGAAATAGGGTGTGCTTCATAGCAAACGACTTTATCAAAACAACTTGATGCAGATTTTGCAAATTCACCTATGTTTGAACCAAGATCAAGAATGCATCCTCCTTCCCCATACAAACTTAAATTTTTTATGTTAGATTGGGCGTCTTTTGATGACTTCAATATTTGTTCATCCCCACCCCAATCAACATTTTTGTGATCCCAGTCAACAACCTTTTGCCTCCAGTTAGCCATTAAACATGTCCTTCATTTCTGTACCATTTAAGTATTCTTATTGTTGCTTCAACATCATTAACAGACCTGTGGGCATCTTTTATCTTTTCGCCAACAACCTCTTCATGAATATCACCCAGCTTTCTCTTTTTGCCCCAGACACTTTCTCCAACCTCAACAGTGCAAATGTGCAAATAAGGCCAAGGGAAATGCAAAACTTTATCTATGCGCTCAAGATCAAATTTCAGAACCTTGCGATCAAAAGGCAAGTTGTGAGCAACCATAGTATCACACCCTAGAAAAAACTCACACAGCCTGTAGTAGTTTGCTATGAATGGTTTTTCATCTTTAAGCATATCATCCGTGATGTTTGTTATCTTTGTTATGACTGGGTCAAGTGGGTGTCCAGGATTGCAGAAGAATTCAATTCTGTCAACCTCTTCAAGTTTATCATTTAATTTTATTGCACCAAACTCAATAATTCGTGGTTGCATATCTAAATCAGAACCCTCTGCTTTGGGCAGACCTGTGGTCTCTAGGTCAAACACTATCATCTTGCTCTCCCAACTTGTTTGAGTCCAGAGCCTCAAGCATGAATGAATAAACACCAAGATCATGAACTGAATCAATGGTGCTTTTGCTTACTTTAGGCCAAGCCTGAGCATACCGAGTTAGCTTTGCGACAATCATGTTTACGATGCCAAACCTGTTCCAGTCCTCAACTGTTTGAAGCTGAACACCTTTGGGAAACAGAGAAGTCATAACTTGACCATGCGTAAGGTAATTGTCACCATATTGTTTATTTCTTTCTTTGAATGTTAACAAAGCCTCTTCAAGACAATCAATTGGATGTCTGTTCTTCAGTTTCTCTTTGTTCATATCCTTGTTGACGTCCTTCTTCAAGTCCATACTCTTTGCCTTGTTCAAAACCTTTTTCATAATAATCCTCTGATTCACTTTGTTTATGATCAACCATGCGCTCGTAGCGTTCAGCTTTGTCTATTGCTTCTTCAAGGCGATCCCTGAGAGTTGCCCGCACATCAAATACACGAGCGACCTTCTCTCCATCAATCTCAATATCATTCCCAATGATTCTTATATTCATTTAAAAATCTCCTGGGGCGACTTGAAGACAAGTCAAGCCTTCACCACGCCACATATCAACAACTGACTTCCTGTCTTCGAGAACAAACCAAACATTTGAGTAATTAATCTTTTCCTCAAACAGTTTTCGCTTGCACTCAGCATCGGTTGACTGATCACCTTTTGGCCTCATAATCAACCTGTCACAAGGAATTTCATTAAGCCTTATCCACTCTTGAGTCGCGGATCTGTTGTCGTCGCTCCGAGCAGTCATTATAACTATTTCGGTTTCTTCCCTATCAAGCGCACGCAATATGTTGCAGATGTTTTCTATTGGCTTGTCGTCTTTGCCAGCTTTGTTGAAAGCATCATAATCACGCTTTTTGTAAAGATTAACTCTGTGGCCATAATCTGATAATGTTCCGTCAAGATCAGCAATAACTATGCGCATGCCCATGATGGTGCCTCCGTATATTTATATGTGCCGTTTTGAATATGGCCGAGCTTTTCACCCAAGTAATAGTTGCGATATGACTGGACAGGGTCATCGCACTTGTACCAGTCTGGCATCCCAAGGTGAGGCTCTGTCAGTGGTGCCCAAATTGAAATGTTATCAGGCAACTTGTGAAGTGAAGGGATCAGTGAAGCATGTTTGTGATTTACTGGCTGTTTTTTCTTTGAGCCGTATCGCTTATAATATTCTTTAGCAAGCTGACCGACCATGACCAGCAACCAGTTATAATTAGCGGCTGACTTCATGACCCATTTTGAACATGGGTGGTTCTGATAGCCCATTGGAAACATGCCAACTTCATCAGCATATGAATCTCCATCAAGCATCCTGTGTGCGTTGCACAACATTAGAACTGACTCTGATATCATCTTATAAGAGTGCACATCGCAATGCATCTGTGCAGCGACCACTGGGTCGTGATCTAAGTAAAATATATTCATGATTTATTCCTTTCTCAATAAAATTATTATACTTTATTTAAGCTCCGAAAAAAAGCCTTTTTATTCTCTTGATGAGGGTTTGTGCTTCTTTCACAGCTTTATCAGCATCATCGTAAAGTTCGTCAAGAGACTTCTGTTCTTTTGCTAATTCAGCAGGTGTATATGTAGGATTTTTGCTATACAGAATATAATTGACCTGACCGAACTTCAAATTTAATTTTTTGGACACCTCTTTTATGGTTAATCCAGACTCTTTCAAGTTATGCGTTTTATCAATCAATTTTTGCGAATATTTAGCCATCTTTACCTCCTTTTTCTAAATGGTAATTTGTCAATGATTTTAATGTGCCCAGCATTGGGTCTTTCATTTGCTTTACTTCATAGCAAACTTCTTTAAGCTGGTCGCAAATTCCTTTAATCACTTTCTTTTGCTCCCCACTAAGCTCTTTTGATGACATGGCGTTTCCAATAAATTGCTCTAAATAAGTGAAAACTTGATCACCTTGAAGAATTAATTTTTTGTTTCCAAGTAAAATAACCTCATCCCATATTTTAAAGACAACCGAAGACAGATCGGCAAGCGCAATCAAAAAACCTTCTCGACCTAATTTTGCTTCAACCCAATTTTTTCTCAATTTTGATATCGCCTCATCAGGCAATTCCCAAACATCAAGCTCATCAATTATTTGATCAACGCCACTTTCAGCAATTTCATCAAAAACTTTTTTTGATGTTTCACTGAAATATTTTGTTGGCCTTGGTATGTCGCCAGTAACAACTTCATCAATATCATGAACAACTGCTCTTTGAAGTGCAAGTCCGATATCAACTTTCTCCCCAGATACAGAGTTTATCTCTTCACACAATAAATAAGTGAAAAGACAAACAAACCCTGTATGCTCCATCACAGACTCAGGCTTCACGAGGTGAAGCTGTGAGTACCTGCGAATTGAAGCCATGCTTTGAGAGATGCTGAAAACTTTTATTACGTTCATTATATTACATCTGGATTAAAATTTTGAAACTGGTCGAGAATTAAATCTCTGCGACCTCGGTGATCATCCCAATCAATCCCAGTTAAAGGTGCGCCACTTTCTGGTTTGTCCCAGCTTCTGGCGGCTAGTCCAGCAAACTTTTGAAGGTCTGATATTCCAACAAGGTGAGCATCAACTGACTCCTTCAGCATGATGTTCAAGCCAAAGTTTTGATTTGTGAAAGTGATTGAATACCTTTGGGCGGCTGATGCTGACATTTCGCTTTTGTATTTAAAGTGATCTGTGAGTGCTCGGAAATATCCCATCTCGTAAACAGTCCCAGTATCATGATCATCAACAACCGCGAGCAAAACATTAGCATTGATCATTTCTGAAACATTGGAGTCATATATTCTTTTTGACTCTTTTGTTCTGTCCTCAGGGGAAAGGTGTGAAAGAACACCACCACCCTTGCGAGGTGAAAAATAATCAAAACCATATTTGTCGAGCTCTGCTTCTATTGATTCTATTGTTTCAAGCTGTTGCTTGTTGAAAAATGGTCCAGCTAAATATATTTTCATCATTTGTTTAACTCCAGTTCTTTGATGTGTTTTTGCCAAAAGGCTGGGCGATAGCTTGCCTCAACTTTGACCGACTCCATGTACTTTGGATCAATCGGCATATTTGATAGCTTGCTGTGAATTGGGCATGGTGCTCCAGGGTCGTCATCTGTATGTCTTAACTCAGCATCCCGAGTATAAGGACAAAATCCTTTGTTGCAAGGCAAGTCCTGTTCACTGATCTCAAGATATTCTTGAGCTTTCATGATCACATCTTCCCAAATGCCATACTGTGCTATCCAGCATTGACGTTTGTTGATCACTGTTTTCCAGAAATTAACTTCAGCTGAAATTGAAATCTTCATTGGATTGCCCATAGGCTTAATCCAGCTGTCACCCTTTTCAATAATTTCAAGGAGGTTATCGGTGAACGTAAAGTTTCTGTGCCTAACAAGCTGTGCTCTGAGGGCAATAGACATGGTCTGAAAAATAGTTATAATCGGTCCAATTTTCCCACTAACATTTTCATCGCTTTTATTGAGCTTTGGGATTGGATTAACAAAGCTGTAATTTCTAGCGTATTCTTTCAAGCCAAATTTTTTCTCAAGCTGGGAAAGACCAAGCATAAAATATTCATCGATCTCTGATAAAAATTCAAAAAATTTATAAATTTTTATCAACCCTCGCCAAGAAACTCTTGTGGTGAATGATGTCTTTGAGCAAAGAGGCATGTGCATGCGA